GCGGATTCGCTAACTCCATAAAGGCAGCACGTGGAGACGAAACTACAATGTTTGAAGTAATGCTACAAGAAGCGGCATCAAGAAAACGGAAATATGTTGTATCAAGGGTTATTGACGCGTTACTGGCGGGCCAAAAGGTGACAGTCTTTACTGGGAGGCGCAAGGACTGCGATAAACTAGGTGATGCAATCGAGAAGGCCCTCCGTAAAGCAACTAAAGGTACTTCGTTAAATATTCCAACTTACTGTGCCCATGGCGGCACTACTTCCGAGGCTAGAGATGAAATTCGTAAAAGTTATATGCAACATTCCAGTGCTGTTGTGCTTGTGGGCACTGGCGACGCTTGGGGTGAGTCGGTTAATCTCCAAGACACTGACCTTGCCCTTTTTGTAATGCTCCCGTGGACGCCCCGCGCTGTTACGCAGTGGGAGGGGCGTTTCGCCAGACTAGGGCAAAAGCGGCCCGTGCTAATCTCGTACATCATTGCAGAAGGTACGGTAGATGAGCACGTGGCCGATGTTCTCCTAGAGAAGTTACCTGCTGTGGGCAAGATAGCCGAGGACACTAACGTCGAGGCTATAGAAAAGGCATTTGAGTCGGACAAATCTGACTTATTGAGCAGAATATCTGCATTCTAAGTTGACAAGTGTTCAACACACGTTAATAGAAGGGAAAGGAAGAAACATGAAAACTTTAGTTGATGCAGGGCCATCCACTCGTGGGTGGCACCAGTTCGAGATGGCAGCACGTTGTATGCGGTGGTGGGGTCTAAACAAGGTCGATGGCCGCAAGTGGGCGCTCAGTGCTCCATTGGTCAAAGGCTCCCTGCTGCATGCTGGATTGGCTAACTACTACCAGCGTAGAGCCAATGGCGAGAAAGCCGATGACTACTACACAGAGTTGGAAGCAGTCAGTGTGCTTGCACAGCAAGAGGCTGACAAAGCCGAAGACGGTAACGAGGCTGCCCTATGGTTAAGCAGTGTACCTATTATACACTCAGCGTTGATAGAATACGTGAAACGTTACGAGTACTGCTCTTGGGAAGTGGTGGCTGTCGAGCAAGAACTACGCGCAGATATACCGCGCAGAGAAGATGATACCGGCGAGGGAGATACATTCCTGTACACCCAGCGTGCTGACCTTATCGTTCGGGATGCTCAAGGGTTTGGGTGGATTGTTGACCACAAATCCGCATACCGCATCACCTCTACTACACTGCGCCAGTATTGCTTGTCTGGCCAGTTCCTCGGCTACCAACTATTTGGCCGTAAAATGTTCGGCGCAAAGTTCGGCGGCATCATACTCAATCGGGTCAAACTTACCTCACCCCACGATTGGGACCGCTGCGCAATAGAGCCAGCACCACAAGCGGTATCCGATTTCGTGGGCACACTAAAGGACATAGAAGCTCGCATCAGTAAGTACTCTGACAGGGAAAAAGGTATGGATTTTCCACCTGTATTCAGCGAGCAAACCTGTTATGGTAAGTACGGCGCTTGTCCCGCCTATGAACTATGCCGATGGGGAGAGTAGAGATGCCCAAGTACCGCAACGGAAAACGTGTATATGGAGGAGCAGAGGCTGATTACCTCAAGCGCACTTCCGATGAACGTTCCAAGCGGAATCAAGCACGGGCTGATGCAGTCAAGAAAGGTTTAGCACATAAAGGCGATGGCAAGGAAGTTGACCACAAAACCCCGCTCTCTAAGGGTGGCGGTAACGGGTCTGGAAACACGCGAGTTGTTTCACGCTCAGCAAACCGTAAGAAGTACAATAAATAAGTTTTAAGTTCAAGTTAGTTCACATAGGAGAATGGAATGCAAGGTGTTTTTGTAACCGTCTACGGGCGGTCCAAGACTGGTAAGTCTACATGTACAGGTGCTGCGGGAGCAGCGGGTTTATTCATAGCAGATGGTGGCGGTCTTCTGCCCCTACGTAGTTTCTTAGGTATAGAGTCAGTCAACACTGTTGCTGCTCACAATGTCCAAGAAGCGGCAGAGTTAATCGAGAAGCATGCTTCTCCAGAACTAAAGACCATCGTGGTTGATGACTTCTCACTTCTCGTGGAACGTACCATCGGACAGTTAGAGAAAACCCACTCATTCGGCGACATGTGGCGAGCACTCCGTGCCCAAGTTCTACGTTGTCGTGATGCTGCCCGTGCAGCAACCGAGAAAGGCACAACTATTATATTCAACTGCCACGAGTCACCTCCAAAGGTATCTTCTGGTAAAGCCGTGCGGGGAGGCCCCGCTATGCCCGGTCAGTTGCCAGAGCAGTTCTCGGCGTTTAGCGATATAGTCGCTCGTGTCAAGTACGATGAGACAGCCGCTCCATGGAAGTTCGTCTTGACAACAGTTTCAGATGCTGAGTTTATCGGAGGGGATAGGCTCAGCATCTTCCCGCCTAACGCCCCAATGAATGTAGCCGAGGCACTGCGTGCTGCTGGGTACAACATTCCATACCCTAAAGGGATGGAGTGGGCAGAGGGTACCGTGGCTAAGTTGGCAAAAGCGGTAGAGAAAAACGGTCTGGAGAATTGGCGTGAAACACTCAAGCCAGCAGCAGACACACTTATGAAGAAGCACTCACCACAGCATACACGCTGGGTGATTCAAGATGCCCTGCATCGTGCAATTCTAACGAATTCCCGTAAGGGGATGGTCAGTGAATTATTCGCTGAGAACGATTCTTGGTAATTTCGCCAAGCGTCAAATGTAAGAGTAAGCAGAAGGATAAGACAATGAGTATTAGTATCGACCTCGATTTCACCGATGTAACCGCAGCAACTGGCAGTTCGCTAGGCGTTTTAACTCCCGGCCTCCACAAGGCCACTATTGAGGAGTTCACACACTACACTGATTCTGGTAGCGTTCTATACGCTTACATGAGTACAGGTGGTATCCGCCATCGTGAGCGTTTCAATCTCTCCAACGTAAAGGCGCTTCCTTTCGTTAAGGCATTCTTGCTCTCAGCAGGCGTACCAGAGAAGAAACTCGCAGGTAGTGCACAGGTTCCATTTGAGAAGTTAGTTGGTAACACCGTTTACCTCAACTACACTCCTCCTCAAATCGACCAAAATGGGAACGCAGTCAAAGGCACCTACGCAAAGTACAATTTCTATGACAAGAAACGCTTTGAAAAGTTGTCAGCAGCCTCCGCACCTGCTAAGCAGGCTGAAGAGGCGACAACCGACTCTGGCGGTGACTTCGACTTTCTACTCAACGAGTAGCCCCGTTTCCCCATAGCGCGTAGAGTTTTTCTTCCATTTTCCCTACCGCGCAACCGCTAGCACACCGGGTCCTAATAGTGTGCTCCCCTTTGGAGATTTGAATGCTTTGTGATGGCTGCAATACCTGTCCTATATATAAAGATACCGAAGATCATTGCCCTGTTGTGTCTAAGGGCACTGGGGATATTGCCATCTTGGGTAGTGTGCCATCGGGAGCAGACACTGTTGAGGGAAGACCATTTGTTGGTGCGGAGGGGGTAGAACTGCAAAAGGCCCTCTCCGCTATAGGCCTAAAACGGGAGGAAGTACGGTTAGTGAATGCCGTGGCGTGCACAGCGACGCACCCGAAATTCACTAATTACTTGGCTAGGTTGGCCTCGCGGAATGCTTCACGCAAACGCAAGAAGCAAGCACCATACCCAACCCCTATGGCTGCATGTAGAGATAGGATGATGGCTGACCTAGAGGGGTGCACTAAGATTATAGCGCTGGGCGGGCTAGCAGCCTCCACCTTGCGCGGCGGCAAAGTCTCCACTATGAAGATTCGTGGTGCTTGTGAGGAACTGGAGATGCCGTGGGGCAAGGTACAAGTGGCCTACACCATGCACCCCGAACTCGTGCTTGCTACTCCCAAATGGCGTGAAGTATTCCAGTTCGATATGGCCCGTGCTCTACGCTACTTTAATGGTGAGTTAAGGTGGGACGCGCCAGAGGTGAAGATAACCTACACCATAGATGAAGTTAAATCCCAACTCTCTCGACTAGCTCAAGCCGGAAAATTAGTCGCATACGATGTTGAGACTGACGGCATAAACCCAATCACCGCACAACTGCGCTGCGTGGGCTTTGCCAATGATGAGTTAGCAGTCCTTGTGCCCTTGATTGGCATTGACGGCGAAAAGCGCTTCTTCAGCGCCACCGATGAGGGCGAGGTCAAAGGGTTGCTACGCGAGTTTCTGGCCAATCCACCTGTCAAACTCATAGGCCATAATGCGGGGCAATACGATAGGTTGAATATTGAATCCGCTTTAGGCGTCACACCAGACTTGGCAGCCGATACGTTATTGCTCCATTTGCTAGCCGATAACGAGATGCCGCACAACTTAGGCTTTGTTGGCTCCTATTATACGGACTTTACCGAGGCTTGGAAGGCCGACCATACGGCGGTCCATGCGAGGTCGGATTTGGACCTGCACCTGTACTGCGCAACCGACTGCTGCGTTACTGCCCGTGTGGTGCCGGGGGTTATGCGCGATGTTAAGCGTCGTCAGCAGACTCACTTAATAGAGCGCGAGCACCTACTCCAGAAGGCCGCTGTTGGCATGCAGAAACTAGGGCTACGCGTAGACTGGGATAAGGTCAACGAGAACGAGATAGCGTTTGAGGCAGAGGTGCTGACTAACAAGCGGATATGCAAGGAGATTACGGGTTCAACATTCAACCCACTATCCTTCAAGCAACTGGGCGACCTCCTCTATAAGGAGTGGAAGATTACACCAGAAAAGTACAGTGAGAAGACTGGTGCGCCAAGTACCGACGATGATTCTCTCCGAACTATATTTACTAAGCATGAGCTGCCCCCGGAGCAGAGAAAACTAATTCACAGCGTGCGTATGATTCGCCGCTACAGCAAACTGCTCAGTACCTACATCAGGCCACTGAGCGCCAAGTATGCACTAGCAGATGGGCGTGTGCACCCGTCATATAACCGATTACCCGCTACAGGCAGGTTCTCGTCATCATCTCCGAACGCGCAGAACGTACCCGGATTCTTGCGTGAAATGTTCATCCCAGAAGAGGGGCATATCTTCGTAGGCGCAGATATGGACCAGATAGAGTTACGGCTACTGGCTGAAGAGTCCAAGGCTAAACTACTGCTTAGGACAATCCACGAAGGACTCGACCCGCACAATGAGAATATGGAGATTGTGTACGGTAAGAGCGTTTGGGGCCTAGATGGTGCGCCGAAGGATAGGCGTATGAAGGGTAAAGGCGTGTTTAAGGCCACTAGAGGGGTCACTAAGTGCGTTTTCTACGCTTGGCAATACGCAGCCTCAATTCCGACCATACATCAGCAGGTTGTGAGCGTAGAGGACGAAGAGGGCAAACTGATATCTGCCCA